CGTGCCCGCGATTCCTGTGCCGCAGCCTCTGCCTCCCATTGTCCAGCCCCCTCTTTTTCAAGCACCCGTTCAAGTTGCAGTGCCCCTTATCTTACCCCCTCCAGCTAACGCAAACAATCCACCTCCGCCTCAGGTGCCGGTTGTTAATGCGATTCCTGCTGGAGCAGGTGTGGCTATAATGGCACAAGCCGCCCCCGTCCCAGTCCCCGGAGCGCCTATTGGTGTGGCTGCGGGGGGTGGCGCCGCCGGAGTAAACCTGAGACAAGTTCAATTGAACACGTCTCAGACCCCGGTTTTTTATAATGAACGGAATCCCGTGAGGGGGTTGATTACCCTGTTTCTTTTTTGCTTCACTATCGTTTTGGCCGTCGCCATTCATGATCATTCATCCAAGGCTGTTGTTAAGGCTCTGATTAGCACTTTTGCTTTTTTGTGTTATGACACTTTTATGTATTGGGTTAGAATGGATCGAATGGCCATTGGATCGGTCTTGTCCATGTGTATTAGTTTTCTTCGCTGTGGGTTACATCAGGTGCCATATCAGTTTGTCGGCCATAGGGGCCAGAGATTTGACAATCCATTACATAATTGCACGCAACTTAGCGTGTATAATGATCACATGGGTCGGTCCCTCTCCCTGTTGGCTGCTAACTTTACCCATTACCGCAACGAGGACTTTTATATTGAGATGTATGACTACTTATGGTCGAAACGATCGGGCAATCAGAACTCTGAACTTTTGATGAGCTGGTTAACTGCCGAAGCCACCCACACCTTCGGTGAGAGGGACATGAATGTCACTCTCTCCACGGTCAAGGCAGTTTATCAGCGCATTGTCGCTACTAGGTTGGAAGAACGGCTCGCGTACACTCCTGTCGGTCACGGGAACTACGCGTCGCTGAGCTTCTGACGGAAGGAGCGGAACCGGGGGATTTTCCACAGACCATGGCATAGGGGGTATGCCATAGTTAATCCAACGGTTAAACCATTTGTGGATGCGGGTCGTTTTGAATGTGTTTCAGGGCATCAGTGGTACGACAATGGGCAAGTAAGGTTTCCAGCCCAGGTGGGAGTCGACAAACTGAAAGAGTATAACACTGAATTCGGCCCAACTTTTGCGTCTAGTGTGCAACGCTATAGGGCAGACGCTGTGGGTTTACAAGGAGCTGTTGAACGTCTCACCAACAAGCGTGAGCCTTTGACTCCTGGCTTCCATGAAACCTTAACCTATAATCAGAGGATTATGAGGAGCACTCTCCAAGGGTACCTTGAACCCTGGATTGAAGTGATGAAGTCCCGCTTGCGAAAGGCGTTCCTTCCTGTTGAGGATCCAGTGGCCGACTATGAAGAATGGTTGGGAACTGGACCCAAAAAGAAACTTAAGCTGAAAACCGACAGAGATGTCAGGTACAATGGGCAGAAGTTTCACCTCACCAAGAATAAGATTGTCGATTATAAATGCAAGCCAGATGAATACCTCGCTGAAGACAAGTATTTGAGAGCAGTGGCTGATTTGACTACCCCGGCTAGTTTAGTGGCTGGGTATGTCATGGATAAAGCCAAGTCCATTTTCGCGGAATCGTATACCGCGGGTGATGGCGAGTTGTTGTTTGTGAAGAAACCGGAGTTGCACAAGCTCAGAGAGGCCTTCACGAATCTGATCTCTCCCCCTAAAGGGTTTTATTATGTTTTCTTTTCTGATGATTCCTGCGTATCGTTAAGATGCTCAGATGGAGTGTTGATGGCCAATATGGACATCAAATCATGTGATGGATCGCTTTATCAGCCAATCTTCGACCTTGCCAAAGAGGTCCTGGATGTGGATCACCGTTACCGCGATGAGGTAGACGGGTCGTTTGCCCAGTTGCGAGCGACGATGAAGATTGTTGATCCCCATGATCGGTCACATAGGATCGTTCTCCGTCCCATCGAGGACGTTGCGTATTCAGGGCACACTGCAACCGTCTTTGACAATAACATCGCGTCTTCACTTATTGGTCTCCGAATCGCCCAATTGTACAATCCACAGTTGAACAAAAGGGAGATGACTAAATTAGTGGCGAGAGCTGCCGCCGATGTTGGTTTTTATGTCAAGATGGAGGTCTGCAGCAGTTATCACGAATTGCAGTTCCTCAAGCATTCGCCCACTCAGAGTAATGACGGACAGATACAAGCTGTTTTGAACCTCGGGGTGTGGATGCGGGGATTTGGGTCAATCGTTGGTGACTTACCTGGCAGTTCCAAAGAGACCATGGAACACCGTGCCAGAAGATATTCCTCTGACGTTATACGGAGTCGGGTTCATGCTGGTAATCATGCATTTGCTGATGCCTTTAGGAGCAAAGTAATTCGTGAGCGTGGTAAGGTTCCTATAAGGAATCAATCATGGATCGAACAAAATGTTTCCGG